CCCATGAATCGCTCTTATCCCATATATTGGCAAACAGAACAGTGGAGTTCATGTAGCCGCCACTGGCTGACTCATATGTGATATGAGGGAATGACGGCATCTGCTTTTCCGTGAATACAGACTGTTCATCGTATGCGTCGAGGCCGAAGCTGTCCCAAAATGACTGTAATGCCTGGTAATTATCCATTGTTCGTAATCGTAAATTCTTCTGCGTTTACTACTCGCATGTCGAGCCCTGCGCCCTGCGGGGTCTCTTTGTCTTTGCCGTCGGTTGTGATTCTGAGGATTTTTCCATCTTTTTGTCGTCTGATCACATCATGAAACTGCAAGACAACATTCCTTCGTGTAGTCACTGTATAGAGGTCTTTAACGCCCTGTACAGAGGCCGTCCTTGCCGCCAGAGAGGAGTCAAAGACAATGGCGGCTTCTATTGGTGCGCCGTCAACATAAGTCGTTACAACGCCTCCATAGCCGTCTTTTTGGGTGGTCTTGTCGAGTATGACGCAATCCTCAAAAGCATCGTCCAAGAGTGAGATTTCAATCACCCCCATTCGTAAATTCCCAGTGGAAGTTTCCAGCGGTATGCAATTTTATAGTTTCCTCCAAGGTGACAGACGTGCGGCAAAAACGCCTTGCCAATTATTGGGAGTGGCAACTGACCCATCAGCGGATACAGTTCCTCCGGATTTGCTGTATGAGTAACCGGCAAAAGATTCAGAATTGAATGGAGACATGGCCTTGCTTTCAGCACTGCCGTATTTTGTCTGCCATTCCTCAATTTCTTCATCAAGCAGGACAAGGGCCTTCGGCACTCTCATAGGCCAGATAGCACCATCGAATGTCTCAGGTACTAATTCATCCGTGCCGTACTGGATAACCCCGTCATTAAAGACAGAGCCAATGATGCGGAGGTATTGTCCCGGCTGTATAAGGCCATAGGGGACAGTGATTTCACCATCCCCTATGACAATATTGCCGACGATCATATCTGAATCATCACAAAACCAGTTGCGCAGGTATTCGCAGATTTCAGTCAGCATTCTTCTTTCTCCTTCCGGCCTTCTTTACAGGTTCCGGTTTTTCATCAGGTTCCGGAACAAACTCAATGAGCGGAGTTCTCTGCAAATTGCGGTCAGTGGAAAGTTCTGCAAGGCGGTCAGCACTCACGCTCATTCCTTCACGGGGGAATTTATCGCCGGTATTGTAGGGATGCATGGCATCCTGAATGTCTTCAAAGTATCTGATCACCTTGTACATGCTTTATGCTCCTGCCAGGCTTCTTGTGTAGTAGGTCTTACCGGATACCACGGTAGTATCAGTGGTACGGAAATAGGTGTTGTCTGCGGCTTTCTCAAAATATCCGAGCGCAGAAGGGTTGCCGGAGGGACTGGATACAGCGGTAAATGTTGCTGTTCCAATATCGACGGCGGCGATCCCGTCAAGGTACTCTGCCATCATGACCATACCCATGATTGCAAAGGACTCGGAAACGGCTGTCTTGTAGCTTCCTTCGACGTGGTAGCCGACAATAGGGGTCTGGCCAACAACGGTGTAGACCAGTCCTGCGCGGGCAAAGTCATCGTCGGAAGGATTGACGTAGTAGCAGATCAGGTTGTTGACCGGAGTGGCAATGACCTTGTTGCGGGGGATCTCGTTCGCTCCGCAGAGGAACAGACGCCGGTATCCGAGGAAGTTCTCGATGTAGTTCATGCCAAACTCGTTCTGAACGGTGATATTCGCCGCGCCGAGGTAATCATAGGCGTCCATGATGTTGCAGAAGCCGACAACCTCTGTCAGAGAACGATGCATAGCCTTCCACTTGTTTCTGACCTGTGCCTGTGCATCGGCAAGGGCGGCCTGGAATGTGGTCTTTGCGGAAATCAGAGTTCCGGTCTTGAGGAATGTATAGAATTTGTCGGTGACGGAAGAGGTCAGCATGTAGACCATCTCGTCATCCGTCATTCCGACCGCATCATCGTAGCCGTGCTCATTGATCGCTTCGAGGGACACACCCTTTGACCACTTGTTGACCACGATACTGTCATATTCCTTGGTCTTGACCGACGCCTGAGAATAGGGGATTTCCTCACCTTCAGCGACAGCGCCATTGGCCAGAACAACCTCTGCGTATTTGTAGCGCAGGGTCTCGCCGGGGTTCTTCCGGATCATGCGGGTAACGCCCATGATGTCACGCAGGTGCTCCCAGTTCCGCTGAAACTGTGTAACAAAATCAATTTCTCTCTGTCTCGCCTGAATGTTGGCTTCTTTTGTAAGGTTCGCTTTGGCCATGTTCAATCTCCTTCTGAATAGCCGAAGAGTTCAAGGTTTTCGCCAATGGCTTTCTGGCGTTCTTTCCGGTCGGAAATCTTCATGATGTCATCCATGGTCATCTTTCCGGCGCCGCCCTTGCCGTCTGTGGGAGGGTTCTGCGTCTCTGCGCCTTTTTTCTCGACCGTAGGGATGTAATCGCCCCAGTCTTCCTTGACGGCTTTTCTGAGGGCGGTAGCGTCTTTCAGCTTGCCGTCTTCGTCTAGTTCGATGTTTGATACCCCCATGTACTTGAGGATCATGCCGGTTCCTTTGTCGGAAACTTTCATGTCAGAAAGCAGTTCACGGAATGCCTTTTCTTTGGCACTCCTGACGGCCTTTTCCTGCACTTCGGCTTTGTAGTCTTCGTATTCTTTTTTCAGCGCATCGTAGTCCTTGCCTTCACGGGCCTTGTTGTCGGCTTCGACCTGAGCAAGCAGGTCATTGTACTTTTTCTGTACGTCTTTCAGCTTGTCGCTGTCCGCTGTGCCAGTGTTTTTGGCTGTTGTGAGCTGATCACCAAGGTCGGCAATCTGCTGTTTGAGGCCGGTAACTGTTTCAGTGTGGGCTTCGATAATCTGTTCAATCTGTTCCGCACTAATTCCCATTGCGGTAAGTAGCTTTCTTGTGAGCGCCATTCAAATCTCCTTTTTCTTTGGTGGCTTTTCCTTGCCATTCGATTTGTTGTTTGAGCAAAAGAAAAAGCCGGACACATAGACGTTCCTTTGTCCATGTATCCGGCTTCTATTGCCCTGCCTTCACCGCTTATTCGGTGAGGGTTCGTATACAGTTTTGCGCTTCTCTTCCATGACAACAACCCCATCACCTTTTCTTCGGATTATGGCATTGTTTCCACGCTTGAGAATCGCTTCTATGGCGGCAACTGCATTGCCGTCGATTTTCACAATCATATTACATCACCTTCCATTGACCGGTCAAGTCAATTTGACAGATAACTTTCCAGTATCCTGCGGTATTCATCGACATGATTTGCCAATGCATTTTTCAAGAACCTGTTCGGTGCCATCCTTACCGTGCCCTCATGTACGTACTCGGCATATTCCACATTTGACCCGATGTATACAGACTTTTCTTCCTCATTTGGCAGTGTTCCGCTGTAAAATCCCATTTTGACGCTACCTGCTGTTTTGGATGATGCTGATTTCCTGTTTCCTTTGCTGTCACGGCTTGAGCCGCCGGAGGCATGATAGGTCTTGATAGCAGGGGCCTTGCCGCTGACCGCATGAGTGATCGAGTTGCGCAAAAGGCCGGTATCCACCCTTCGGGGGCTGTTCTCAAGTTCAAGTTTTGCATAACCTTCGGCTTTTATGCCGCAGGCTTCAAGAGCCACTTCTATAGCGTCATCCAATTCGTCAAGTGTGGCTTTGATGTTGGATTTTACCGTGAAATCAACACTCATTCTCTATACTCCCTGATATAGCTTTGCCTGATTGATTCGGCTTTGTCTTCTGGCAGTGTGATTGGATTGCTACGCTCTTTTCTGGATTTTTTCCAATCCTCATAGGACATACCCATAATGTCAGGGTCTTTTCTGTATGCGGTTGTGTCTGTCTCAAACCCATCAAGCTGTCCAATAGTCGTGCACCGGCAATTCCAAACCAAATGGCCCGGCGCTGTTGGATCACCAGGAAAACGGATTTTCTCACCCGTAGACGGTACAACCCACGATTCGCCCACATCAACAGTCATACCATCAAGTTCCCTGTGTTCGTGTCTGGTTCTCATATCGAGAGTAGCTACCCATGTCTGCCGGAGTCTTATTCCCATCCGCTGTGCCCGTGTATAAGCGTCTATTCTGCCGGAGTTCTGCGCGCCGGTCATCAGGGTTCTGGCATTGCGGATTGATGCTTTTCTGTTGCTATCCCCCATCGTCTTTGACAGTCGTTTTGCAATCTTTGGGATGCTTTCACCCTGCAAAATGGCCTGTAATGCTACGGACTGCAATTTCTTTTGATTCCACAGCATGTCCTTCGATTTTTTGATGTCGTAAATGTCCCGCATCAGCTTTGCGCCTGGATACGGTAACATGCGGGGGTTTTCTCTGAATATTCTTTCAACAGTTTGCCGATCATACAGGGTAAAAGAAGTGTCAATTCCTCCTGCCGCTTCAATCTGGTATGTGGAATAGTTGATATTAAGCGCATACACCTCCGGTCGGTAGCCATTGACAATACTGCTTGCTATTTCATTGACGTTGTACAGGTCTTCGGATATGTTCTGCTTCATATCCCTCCACCTTTGGCCCATAATCATCTGACCAGTGCGCCATTTTTTATACTCTTTATGGGTTTTCTTCCCCTCTTTTACCCATTGCCTCCATTTTTTGTCTTTGAGATCAAAGCGTCTGAAATAATCATCGAGTTTTTCCTCGATTTCCTTTTCTGCCTGCGCATATTCTTTTTTCAGCCGCTTTTCAATCTTCGCTATGATGCGGTCTGTTTCATTGTGCGCAAAATCTGACATTATTTTTCACCTTTAATTCTATTGTATGCTTTATCCACTGCCGCTTCATATTCGCTTTTGGACTTAGCCCTTGCGGATTTCAGGCTTTCCGATGCTTTCTTCCTGGTGTTTTTATTCTCTGCCGTTGTTGCTGTACGAATAGACTTAGATTTAGCAGATGCCATATCCGTTATGCTCTTCTTTTTGCTTGACATTGCACTTCTTATGCCGTCGATAGTCTCTCTGATTTTCTCCCTTGCAAGTTTCCGCTGTTCAGGAGTCATGTTTTTCAGCTTTTCACGCAGAGAACTAATTTTCTGCTTTGCCTGGTCCGTGATTGCCTTCTTTTGTTGCTCTTTCTGCTTCTTGATCTGTTCAATCCTGCGCTTCTTCAAGTCTTTGGCGCTCTTTATGGCCTTGTCACGATTGGCGTTTATGGTCGATTTATCCTTTGCATCACGGGATTTTTTCTGCTCTTTCAGTTGGGCTTTTGCATAATCCCATTGTTCCTTCTGCCTGTCCGACATGTGCTTTGTGGAATGCCTGCCTTTTAGCTTCCTTTTCCGCAAATAATATTCGTGAGCGGCTATAGGGTCATAATTTGGGTCTTTATATGCCATCACAGCTCCTTCAAAAGTTTTTCAAGCATTTCCATGATTTCTTTGCTTGTGGACATGTCAACGTCATCTTCTTCGGTATCTATATCTTCGTGTTCTTCTTCCTCGTAATCTCCCGGCTGTTCTTCATATTCTTCATCTTCAAAGCCGGCTCCTCTAAGGCGTTCAGCTTCATCATCTTCCATCTGCTTGATCATGTCATCGGCAAGGTCGCCGTCACCAAGCAGTGTGAGCAGTTTCTTTGTTGTGTAATCACTGGAAGTATATTCTGCCGACTGCAATACGTTCTGGATCTGTTCACCGGTATTGCTGATTTTTGAGCGGGTCAGGGTAGGTTTATCGTCAATCCCTGTTACGGCCATAATGCCATCGAGAAATTCAAAGATATTATCCTCGTAATCACTGGCCTTCTGGTCAAGTGCTTCATAAGCGGCGTCAATCTGAGCGATAACAGCGCCGGAGGACTGAATCTGTTTTGCATCAAATGCCTTGAACGAATAGAAGAGCGCTTCCCTCAACTCATTAAGCAGGGCAGAACGTGAGGAATAAGGCGCTTCAAGGCTGTGAGGCTCTGCATGTGCACCGTTTCCGCCGCCGGTGAAGGCTGTGTGCATGGTCTTTACACGCTCAACGAATTTTGCAAGGTCGATTTCATGCATACCTTCCGCATTGTTGATGGCCCAATAGATATAACTGGCTTCTTCAACGGTATTTGCAAAGCCGGATTCAATCAAATCAAAGCAGTCAATCAGTTCCTGCCTTCCCTCCAACTCTGACTGCTTGTCAATGCCATAGAGCGGCACAACAGGGAATGTGGGGTAATTCTGCCCGTCATAGATTTCCGTGCCTTCTGCCTCTGTGGTTCTTGTCACCTGAATGTATGGCCTTTTCTCTCGCAGTATGTCGCCGGTCTCTTTGCCGTCGCTTGTGTCAGTCCTCCAGATATATTCTGTATATCCGTCAGGTTCAAACATTGTCGCCCTGAGCGGACGTGACTCATCAAGTCTCCAAAACCGAGCCCCCGCCATGAGGG